GATGGTGTCGATACTGTCTCCGCGTTCGATGGACTGTCCCAACCCGTGCCATGCTGATGCCGCGCCGCCTACCGCCGCGAAAGAATAGATGCCGGTGCTATTGTCGAGTTCATGTGCCATTGTCTTACCCTCTTTTGAGTGTTGATTGTGTCGCCGTCAATTGACGGCATAGGAATATTAATTCAGCACAACCCGATTGTGCAAACACATTTTGCGTTGTCCATTGTGCGGTTATTCTGCTATCGGGGTGCGCACTCATTATATAGGCGGCGGAGTTAGCGCTAGCGGGTTGCGTATAACCGCATTAGACGGCCTATTGGCGGACGTAGGTCAACCCGCACCCTTGATATTAACTCGCCGCGAAATCGGTTTTGCACAGGTTATCCACAGGCTGTAAGTTATTGATTTTATAGGTTGTTTTCCTGCAACAATCCTGTGTATATCTTGTGGATAAGTACCTGGCCTGTAAGTTGTTAACAGGTTATGCACAACAATCTACCGAACTCAATATGCGCGAATGCGTAGCGTGTCCCTAGGTACCATCGGGGGCCGGTAGGCTGATCGGCAATTGGCGCGGACGGGGGGCGGGTGGGCGCACGCTTTTTGACGGGGGGGGTGTAGGGTCCCATCTGCGGTATTCACCCCCCGGGTCCCCCGCTACTTTTTGCAACGCTACCGACTTGTGTTATTCTCGCTACATGCTTTATACCGGCGCGGGTCCCCTACCCCGGCACACTTACTGTTTTGTGGAGCCTCATACCTTTGGCAACGCTGAGTGGCTACGGGTAGCGTGGTTTGGGTTGGTCTCGCACCCCGGCAGGACTTGGGGATGTCATTTGCTCTTAGAGTGCGGAGCTGTATACCGAAATGTCCCGCTGCACAAACTAGCGCACACCATCACAGGGACCCCTTGGGACCCCGGCGACGCACAGACATGGGATTGTTACGGCATACACTTTAGTACGACCGAGTATCCGTTTCTTGAAGGGACCCGTATTCGCACTCGGCTACGATCCAAGCAGGAGCACATAGGGACGTACATGTTCACGGTGATTCCGATGTTGGATGGCTTTAGTGCGGAGCCTGAGCAGAGCAAGGAGTTTTACTTCATCAAACTAGACAACGGGCGTTTTACGGCGCAACCTACGAACCATTTGTTGGTACAGGACAAGTCGTTTATTACCGGCAGCGAATGGCCAAAGTTGAAGCGTCAAACTGAAATCTGGAGTGTTGACCATGGCAAATAGTAAGCAAGGACTCTACGCAAACATTTACGCCAAGCGCGAGCGAATCAAAGCGGGCAGCGGCGAGAAAATGCGCAAACCCGGATCTGTTGGAGCACCAACGGCTAAAGCATTTCGAGAGTCTGCAAAGACTGCAAAGAAACGCTAACGAATGACCCCACCGGCCACGGAACCGGCCATGCAACCCAAGCTGACGCAAAAAGAGTTAGTAAAAAAACTCAACGAGTTAAGTGTTCCGGACTTGGAGGCGTTGTTATCGCATACCAAGTGGGAGCAGGCTCGGCACAAGCATCAGATTCCGCCGGGTGGGGAGTGGACGGTGTGGTTGATGTTGGCGGGTCGTGGTGCGGGCAAGACTCGTGCGGCGGCGGAGTGGATATGGTGGGAGGCGTATCAGGCTACGGAGACTCGTTGGTTGGTGTGTGCGCCGACTTCTGCGGACATACGCGATACGTGTTTTGAGGGTGATTCGGGATTAATCAGTGTCATTCCGGAGAAGTTGGTCAAGGAGTACAACCGTTCGCTTTCGGAAATCATTTTGGTTAACGGGTCGCTTATTAAGGGCATTTCGGCGGAGACTCCGGATCGGTTGCGTGGTGGTCAGTGGCATGGGGCGTGGACGGACGAGTTAGCGGCGTGGCAATACGATCAAGAGGCGTGGGACATGATTATGTTTGCGCTTCGATTGGGCAAGCATCCGCGTATTGTGGCGACGACGACACCGAAGCCGAAGGCATTGATTCGGGATTTGATTGAGCGTGACGGGGCGGATGTTCACGTTACGAGGGCATCGACTTACGAAAACATTGCCAATTTGGCTCCGACGTTCCAGCAGCAGTTGTTGAAGTTTGAGGGTACGACGCTTGGTCGGCAGGAAATTCACGCTGAGGTATTGAATCCTGAGGATCAGGGGATTATTCGGCGTTCTTGGGTGAATTTGTGGCCAGCGAAGAAGCCGTTGCCGGTGTTGGAGCACATAGTGATGTCGTTGGACACGGCATTTACGGAGCAGACGCGGGACAAGAAGACATCTGACGCGGACCCGAGTGCGTGTGTGGTGTTGGGATTATTCCATCAGGACGACAAGCCGAACATTATTTTGCTGGATTGTTGGGAAGATCGGTTAGGGATGCCTGATTTGATCAAGCGGATTCACCGGGAGCGTGAAGTTTATTACGGTGGGGAGGAGCAGCGGCCTGTAATTCGTCCGTTGGTGGGTCCGAACCGTACTCAGGGCTTTGGTCGGCGTCCGGACACGATTGTGATTGAGGACAAAGGGTCTGGGATTAGTTTGCGGCAGTTATTGACTCGTGAGGGCATCATTGCGCATGCGTACAACCCCGGAAAGGCGTCGAAATTGACTCGTTTGCACATGGTTTCTCATCTTTTTGCGAGTGGGATGGTGTGGTTTGTGGAGTCTGAGAAGCGAAAGGGTCAGGCTAGGAGCTGGGCGGAGCCGCTTTTGTATCAATTGTGTGCATTTTCGGGTGAGGGAAGCATTCGACACGACGATTTGATGGATGCGTGCACACAGGGATTACGTTTCTTGGCTGACAGGGATATGATAAGTGTGAGCAAACCCAAGCCGTTGCAACCGAGGCTGATTGTAAACGAGCGGCCAAGAGGAAACCCGTATGGCGTCTGATAGTGAGAATCCGATTGAGGGTGCCCAAGAGGAATTGGGCGAGATGTTTGAGCTGCCCGAGGAGGCGGCGGAGGTTGAGGACACTGAGGACGGCGGTGCGATAGTCATTCTTGAAGAAGAGTCTGTTGTTTCTGTCAGGGAGATGGAGTTTTACGCCAATTTGGCTGAAGAGTTGCCCGAAGGCGACATGGATGAGTTGGCGCAGAGCTTGGTGGGGTTGATTTCCAAGGACAAGGAAGCGCGAAAGAAGCGCGACGAGCAGTATGAAGAGGGGATTCGACGGACGGGACTTGGAGATGATGCACCGGGCGGCGCTTCGTTTCAGGGTGCAAGTCGAGTTGTGCACCCCATGCTCACGGAAGTCTGCGTGGACTTCTCTGCCCGCGCTATTAAGGAGATTTTCCCTGCTGAGGGGCCTGCGAAAGATCACATTGTTGGGGAAGACACGGCTGAAAAGGTAGCCAAGGCGCAGCGCAAGACGCGGTATTTGAACTGGCAGTTGACCCAGCAGATGCCGGAGTTTCGGGCCGAGTTGGAGCAGTTGCTCACTCAGGTTCCGCTTGGTGGCGCACAGTATTTGAAACTTTCTTACGACGGGAACAAGAAGCGTCCGGTGCCTCTCTTCATTGGCATCGATGACATTTACCTGCCGTATGCGGCAACGAACTTTTATTCTGCCGAGCGCAAGACTCACGTTCAGTATGTGACGGAGATTGAGTATCTTCAGCGCGTGCGTTCTGGGATGTACCGGGATGCGGAGTTAGCGCCGACGACGGCTGACCCTGATGTATCGCGCAGTGAGAAGGCGAACAACAAGATTGAGGGTCGTGACGACGGTGCGTATGACGTTGACGGTTTGCGGACGATTTTTGAGGTTTACGCGATTGCGGACCTTGAAGAAGAGTATGGGCTAGCGCCGTACATCATTTCGATTGACAAATCGACCGGCAAAGTTTTGAGCATTTACCGCAACTGGCAGGAGAGCGATCCTACTTTTGAGGAGATGCAGTGGATCATTGAGTTCCCGTTTGTGCCGTGGCGTGGTGCGTATCCGATTGGCATCCCGCAGATGATTGGCGGCATTTCGGCAGCGGCTACGGGTGCTTTGCGTGCGTTGCTTGACAGTGCACACATTGCGAACTTCCCCGGCATGTTGAAGTTGAAGGGTGGCCGCGAGGGTGGTCAGTCTGAGCGCATTGATCCGACCGAGGTGAAGGAGATTGAGGGTGGTGCGTTCAGTGACGATATTCGCAAGATTGCGATGCCGTTGCCGTTCAACCAGCCTTCGGAGACGTTGTTCCGGTTGCTTGGCTTTTTGATTGATGCGGGTAAGGGCGTTGTTCGCACCACCTTGGAGGACATTGCCGACAATCAGGGCAACATGCCGGTTGGCACCCAGTTGGCGCGAATTGAGCAGGGCATGATTGTATTCAATGCAATTCACGCTCGGCTGCACGATGCGATGGGTCGCACGCTGAAGGTTCTGCATCGTATCAATGCGATGTATTTGGAGAACGAGGAGGTCAAGGACGAGACTGGCGAGTTGCTGGTCAAGCGGTCTGACTTCTTGGGCCCGATGGATGTGGTTCCGGTTTCGGACCCCAACATTTTCTCTGAAGCGCAGCGATTTGCTCAGGTTCAGGCGCTTAGCCAGCGAGCAGCGGCTCTTCCGCAGGTTTACAACATTCGCAAGGTTGAAGAGCGCATTTTGAAGCAGTTGCGCATTCCGAATGTTAAGGAGTTGCTGGTACCTGCTCCTGAGCCCAAGGAAATGAATGCGGTCAACGAGAACGTGGCTGCGTCTTTGGGTCGTCCGATTACTGCATTTCCGGAGCAGGACCATCTTGCGCACTTGCAGGTGCATTTGGACTACCTGACTTCTCCAATTTTGGGCAGTTCGATGTTGATGGCCCCGCAGTTTATTCCGTTGGTTTTGAATCACATCAAGGAACACATTGCGCTGTGGTATGCCACGCATATTTTTGAGGTGGCTTCTTCGGCTGCGGGTCAAGACAT